TGGTGATTGTGACAAGACTCACTCAATGCCTATCGCAAAAGGCTCTAAGAGTGTGTATGTCAATGGAGTAGGGGCAGGTAGAATCACAGACAAAGTTGCTGGATGTACTGCCGTGGCTCAAGGTTGGGGAAATATCTTAACTGGTTAAGTACTATATCGACTGAACCCTTTGGTTCGTGATACTTCAATACTATTATCAAACTTGTCTTTGAATGCCTCAGAGAGGGTGTGGTCTACTACTACCACCCTCTGATTGTCATCTAAACGATAACGGAGAATGGTGAGAAGACATTCCTTACCTACATCATCCAGTGAAGAAGAGAAAACCTCATCAAGCATCAAGAGATTAGTGGTGACAGAGTTTTTCATCTTACCAATTTCTCTCCAAGTCAGCATCAAAGCCAAGTCAATACGAGCCTTCTGACCCTCAGAGAATGAGGCATAAGAGAAATTCTGGTGCAGTGGTGAAGAAACACTCTCGTTAAACTCCTCATCAAGAGTGAAGTGAATGGATAAATCCAGTTGTGTCAGGTAGTTACGAATACACTTATTCATCACAGGTAGATACTTCTTGACAATCTGTGACTTAATACCATTGTCTTTCAAGAGACTGACTACTATCTCGTAGTCCTTTACATTAACAGAAAGGTCATCATATCTCTTCTTCATATCTTTGGCTTGGTCTTTCAGGACCTCCAACTTACCTTCTTCCTTATCAATAGAAGATGTGTCAATCTGAAGTCCGTCAAGTTTATCTCTTGCTGACTTGACTTCCTTCTCCAGGGCACGAACCTCTGTCTCGTATTCAAAGATAGATTTCTGAAGTGAATCGATATGATCGAGTCGACTTTTAGCAACTCTCATATCACTCTCAAACTCTTCCATGTGGGACGATGCTTCCTTTGATGCCCCAACTAGTTTATTAGACTCGTTAATATTACCAGAGATGATGAGTTGTTTAGTTGCATACTCGATATCCTGCTTACAAACAGGGCAACTATCATTGTCTTCATAGAAGGCAGAATCTTTTGTCAGTGCTTCAATCTTAGTCTCAAACTTGGTGATAATCTTTTGAAGTTCTTTCATCTTCTTATCTGGTTTCTTAGACATCACCTGGTTATAGAGACCCCTCACATCATGTTCATGTGACTGAACACCACTAATCAGTTTCAATTTCTTATCAATCTCTCCCGAACAAGTGTCAATGACACTCTCCAACTCCTTAGTATCATCATTCTGTCGGTCATTCATCTCCTTGATTCTGTCATTCTGTACTTCAATCTTGTATATCAAAGTACTCATATCATTCTTCAAGTGTGTCAGGGAGTCCTTAACCCCCCTCAGGCGGTCTTTGGCAAGGATTGACATAGTAGAGAATACTTTGATATCAAGGAAGTCTTCTACGCACTCTCTACGACCAATGGTGCTCAATTGCATAAAGGGAATATAATTCGAACTACCTAGGATAACAACCTGACAGAAACTCTTGTAGGTTAGTTTCAGGATGTTCTGTTCCAGGTGTGCCTGGTTGTCTTTATCTGCTGCCTTTGCGTCAAGTTCCTTGCCATTCTTCTCGATGGTGAAGACTTTTGGCTTCATACCACGGGTGACAATAAACTCGTCCCTACCAATGGTAAACTTAACTTCTGTAAGGAGACCCTTTTTATTCTGAGAGTTCAGAAGTTGAGGTAGATTTACCCTACGAAAGGGGCGATTGAAAAGAGTGTAGGTTAGGACATCAAGGATGGTTGATTTACCACTACCATTTGTTCCATGTACCAGAGTGGTCTTACTATCATCTAACTGAATTGTTACTGGATAGTTGCCGACCGAAAGAAAGTTTTGAAAAGTTAAGGATTTGAATACAATCACAAGTCATTCATCATGGTTTCAAGTCTGGGGAAAATGATTTCACCAGGTTGTATAATATTATAAGCATAACCAAGAACAGAGCACAGTTTAGACATAGTGTCCGTGTCTGTTTGGGTAATGAATAGAGTCTGACCGACAGCCTCTAGCAGTGTAGTATAAGTGATAGCGTCGTCTTTGTCAACAAAGAATTGAACAATGTAATCACCATCATCATCTAAGCCAGCATAAACACCAGAATCTAAACTATCTTCTTTCTGAGTGAGGATGTACATTATACCTCCTGAGATTCAACATAAAGGGATTTGAAAATATCAATAATGTTTTCTTTATTAACGTCATCTAGGGCGTTGACATAATTAGTTAGTGTGGTCAAAGTGTCCTCAGCTTCAACTTCTATATCATCGTCAATGAGGACATCTCTGTTCTCAATAATCTTAAGGTCGTGAATATTAACATCATACAGGCTATCGACAACTCTATTGAGTTTGGCTGGAGTTGACTTACCTTCTACAATCAACTTGACATAAGTTTCTTTAAACTTAGTGGGGTTGAATAGTTTCTTCTTGTCCTCATTATAATAGACCTTATGGAACATACTATATGGATTCTTAATAAACTCTAACTCCTGGGTCTCCATATCAAAGAGGTGGAAACCACGAGTCTCACCCTCGTCATTCCAATACAACTGATAAGGGTTTCCCAAATAAGTAATATTACCAGAGGAATTCTTCTTATGAAAGTGCCCAGAAAACACCCTGTCAAACCTGGAGAATATCTTAGCATCTGTGCCATGTTGGCACTGGTAATCTTTATTGGCATAAAATCCAGCCAACTCCAAGTGACCCCACGATAGTGAGGCAGGTGTCTTCTCTAATTCCTCAGCAAACTCTTCTGCATTCCCTTCACATAACCAAGGCACCTCGAAGACAGGAACACCAGAAATAACTGAAGTCCGTGGTCTGTCCGTAACTTCAATGTTACTAAACTCTCCTAGGTTAAGTTTAGGGGAGTTGAGAGACAGGTTTTGTTTATAGAAGATATCGTGGTTACCGACAATGATATGAACTTTAATTCCTCTATCATAAAGAGGCTGGAAGAAGTTTTCTTTAGCCCAGTTCAGTGACCAATAGTCAATACCCTTCCTGACGTCAAATACATCGCCGAGATGCACCACGGTATCAATAGACCGATTATCAACAGCGGGAAAGAAGGTGTCTTCATAAAACCTCTTGAAATAGTCGTGAAATATTTGGTTACCTTTACGAACACCGAAGTGAGTATCCGTAATAATCGCAACTTTATTGTTGGACATAATTAATTATCAAAGCTTTCAAGTTGTTGGAAGCCTTTTGTGTCCAAATTCTGACTAACCCTGTCAAGTTCTACAATTTGATTGACATGATACTCACGCCATTCTGAGATTGCTCGCTTGAAACCAGCAATTAGGTTATCGCTCATTTCAGGTGAGGTGTGTTGAATGTCTGCAATAATATCAGCAAACTGATTCGCATAAAAATCTACAGTCCCATACACAGGTTTAAAGTCAAGCTCGTCCATACTTTTGTAAGAATGCTACATCCTCATTATAGTCGTATTCTTCGTTGGCGTCAATAGTGTTTGACATACCAGCTGGTTGTTGAAGAGCGTTAGGAACTTCTTTCTGTTGTGGAGTTCTCATATCGTCAGGAGTAACGGCATCCTTCTGTCCTAACTCATCATCCTGAGCGAGAAGAGACTTGAAGTCTTTATCCTTTTCGATTTTAATACCTTTCCTGGCACCATCGTTTTGGACTCTACCCAGGGTGGCAGCAAGTTGTGCCTTGGAGTTAGAGTCACCGGTATCTACTTCACCATAAATCTGTTCGTGGGCTACCTCTGGTTCCATACCGGAAGCACGAGCAACATCTACCTTACGCCTATCCTGTGAAACCGGATGTTCGTAATCTTGGTCTTCTGGTGTATCAACAGTGACGGGTGCCTCATCTTGAAGAGGAGGCTTCTCCATCACTTCCTCATACAGAGACCATAGTTCGTTAAGGGGATCCATATACTTTTCAGTTATTTATCTTCCCTGTCGTTTCTGGTCCACTACATCTTTGATAGAATTGAAATCAGAACTAGTACCAAGTTGGTCACCAGTAAAGAACTCCTCAAAGCCAGACTTAGAAATAATCTTGTCACAGATATCAATCTGTCTCTTTTCCTTTCCGATACGACGGATAAAGGCGTACCAACATACTTGTGTGAAATAAGAGAAGGGATTCTTAGACTTCTCTGGGTCAAAGTTGTAACAATAGATGACACAATTTTCTACAGCATCCATCACCATATCCTGGCGATACATGTAGTTAGAAAAGTTTGGTCTCATTGAAAGGTGTTCGGCAATGTCAAGGAAACACTTACCAATATACCGGGGAATCTGTGGCTTTGAGGCGCCAGTTTCTTTGGCAGCATCAACTGACCTTCTATACTCAATCATAGCAGCATAGATCTCCTTGTTATCAATGAAGTTGTTCTTTCTTCTCTTTGGCTTTAGTGTTGTGTTCATAAGAATATCTGTTATGGTGTTATTATAATCAAAGAAACCCAGAATGTGTACTTGACACACCTGGGTAAAAGTGTTATACTTGTAGTGTCAACGAAAAGATAACATAGTTAAGCTTCTGGGACATCATAAGAGCCCTTGAATATATCTTCTAAGTCATCTCTGAAACTATTAATCATACCAATATATCCTGAGTTGTTCTTACTCTCTACTTTTCTCTTAATGGGACTGGCAGCTTTAGCTGCTATTAAAGCTTTCTTATAAAAGTCAATACCAAACTTATCCAATTCTGACATTGAGACGACATGAGTTTTGTTTACTATAGTTGTGTCGTCATTGGCAAACATCAACCACTTCTTAGGAATCATGCCAGAAATGGCGACTCCTTTTTCGGCATTAATGTGGGTCTCTTCAGCGATGATGATTGGATTGTTTAGGACGAAAAAATCATTTCCCTTTTCTTGAGTAGGTAGTACACGAGCAAGAACTTCTTCGCCAGTAATCAATTTGATTGTGGCGTGAAAGTTGTCAAACATAAGTGTTGTCAAATAATCCTACCTTGTTATTTATGGGAACTGTAGTCACCCTATACTCGAAGTCTTCTTCAACATAGTATTTAATCCTCTCAGCCAAGTGGTTAAGAGTGAAGTTATTCTTTCCATGATCCTGTCTGAAGTCATCGGCAATATCATATAACATAGCTTTATCCTTACCCTTTGCCTTCCTCAGACCCCTTCCGATGCTTTGTAATACACGTATCCTAGACTTAGAAGGAGAAGCAAAAATGACATGATGGAGATTTTTGATGTTAACACCAGTAGACATTGTACCGTAAGAGCCAAAAATAATGTTAGAGTCACTAATCTCAGAAATTTGACGAACCTCTTCCCTAACTTTGACATCAGTATCTCCGTAAATTAAATGGACCGGTCTCTGGGTCATATCACCCATCATCTCATACATTGGTATACCATGACCCTCCACTCTGGTGAAGAGAACCAATACATTACCTTCCAAAGACTTTGCGAGGTTACAGATAAATTTATTTCTCTGATTTAAGTTACCAATGAATTCAAGTTCTTCGTTATAGTTATCGAATTTCTCAGAAGGATGCTTAAGTTGAATAACTTCCACCATCAACTTAGCAAGGAAACCCTTCTCCATCAAGTCACTAGAGGTAGTGGTCTTATACACAGGACCGAAGTGACCTTCAAGGATAAGTTTATGTACATTCTTTCCATCCAATGTACCTGTGAAACCATATCTCCACTTCACATCGGGCATCTTCTTCATAATACCACCAAGACACTTCGCCTTGAAGTTGTGACACTCATCACCTATCACACAATCAAACTGCCTAAACCACTTCTTGTCTAGTCCATACACGGACTGCCAGGTGGTTATGGTAACAGGGGCTGTAGTCTCTATAGTATGACCTTGATAAATCTTATGAAGGTTTTCTTCTCCCCAACCGTAGTCTAGGAAGTCTTTATACATCTGTTCTACCAGACCCTTAGAAGGAACAATAACAATCGTTCTCTTACCAATTGACTTGATATATCGGGCAATAGCGTAAATCATCAGTGACTTACCAGACCCAGTAGGTGACAGAATAGTCTTTCTGTATTCTTTTAGTGCATGGAATACCGTTTCCACCTGATACTCTCTGGGTTTCACAGAGGATATCTTATTCATAAACAACTCCACCCCCTCATAGAAGACCCTCTGATCCATTTCATAGGGTGTTCCATAGAACTTATTATTCTCAAAGTCCCAACTATACCCATGACGATCTAACCACCTACACAACTGATAAGTTAAACCAGCAGGTAGTGTTTTGGTATGTGTACTCAACAAACGAATACGACCATCCCAAAACTTCTTTCGATATGCAGGCGAAAAAGAAGCACCCTCCACATCAAAGGAGAATGCTTCTTGGAGTTCCATTAGAATATGTTGCTCACACTCTAGAGTTATTTCAATCTCATTCTTTTTTGAAATAATACAATCAGTCACTAACGAATTAAGTTATATCACTTAACTATTTAGAAGCCCTTTCCACCCTTGTCTAGTACCTCAATGTAGTTAACATGAGCTTTGTGATTATACCATTCGTGTTTCACGGTTGCATAATCGATGTAGTCAACTGACTCACCATTCTTAAATACTATTCTGTAATTATGCCTGTCATAGTTTTTGGGGCAATACACCTCAAAGTACCTTGGGTCATTGCGAGTAAATGTTGTGCTCGTGGTTTCCGACATCGTAAAAGAAGCAATCCAATAAATCTAACTCTTTCATTATATCACTCATGTGGTTGGTGTTATAGGGGTCGACCCCACTATAGTCGGCACACTCACTTACGGTCTGTGTTGGTATTGTGTTGACTGCAAACATCCCATGGTACTGAGGCTTGATTGTTATAGGTCCATTAAGGACTATCATAAGGAAAGCAGTTTCAATCATAACTAAACTCCGTTAACAAATCGTCTCCACTCAATACATTGTTTGATGTGGTAGGTCATCTGGTGTACCTGTTTAAGTATATCACGTAGGGTGTCCAGGACCACGTCATAGTAATCAATCTTCATCTCTGTCTTCATGATGTCTTCGTCAACACCAATCCAGTTTTGAATGTCAGACTTGATTACCTTGAAGGGAAAAGGTTCAGAATCTTCTGGGACTTCTTTACCTGAATAATACAACCACTTCCTGTGGTGTAGTGTTCTTAATTGTTGCTTCGTCTTCTTACTAAGAAGAGAGTATTCATTGTGAAGAGTCAGATACTTATGATGTAGTTGTGGGATTCGCAGTGAACTCTCGTCCAACATAACATCATCAATCTTACTATCTCGACCCCACATGAGTTGGATAGATTCTAGGTCCATTACTTACTAGTCAGTTCTCTACCAAGTGAAGTTCTTTGGTAGTTGGGTTTCATCGACGCATCAGTTGCCTGGGCAGCTGGGTAGATGAAGTAATCAAAGTAATTATACCTCATAGTGACCTCAGCTGTAAAGTAGTTGATGTCAGGCACAGCGGCATCGAAGTTCAGGGTGGTCAGAGTGATTGGAAAGGCATCACGAAAGACAAACTCAGCAACAGGTCTGTAGTTACTGGAAAGAATGAAGAGGGATACATCTGATTTCCACTGGTTAGTCCAGTCACCTCTCATATAAGCTGTCTTTTCGTCTGTTTCCACATCCATAATGCCAGGAATGGGGTCATTCACACTCCTATATGTGCCTCTATTGTACGTGAATTCTTTAGTTGTAACTGGTGTAGTGATTTCTCTCATCCAATCATGAACCTGATACCAGTTCTTCATGTTCTCGTCCACGAGGAAACGAATGAAGAGATCTTCGTAGTTTAACTCATCACCAGGATGTCTTAATTTGTTAATTCTTGTTCCAGTATCAGCTGATCCCATAGAGATTGCAGGGACAGAAGCGGACTGACAAAAGAAATCAACCCCATGAAGTTTATCTACAGACAACTTAAACCCAATTGGGGATAAGAAGTTTCTATTTTCGATACCCGTAAAGTAAGAGTCAGGGGGTAAAGATCTATTGTGTGATTCCAGTGCCATTCTATTCTTATACTACCAGTATCATTATTTATGACTCCGGTTGTGGTGGATTGGGCCAGCCTGGCGGACACATAGGCACACTGTAGGGTTCACTCATAATAGAATCAACTGTTTTTTCATCAAGCTCTACAGGGTTTATTGCATCACTATCTCTCCATAGAGATGGCATATCCAGAAGCAATCTACCCGGTGTTTCCGCTTCCGTTATACTTCTTATACAAAGTGCTGGGAGTGGGGGAGGTAATTGGTCCATAATCAATCTAATATCAACAAATATATTTATCCTCTTCCTTTAAGGTCACGACACACTTCTCGATACACTCCTTGTCTTGTACATTACATTCCACAATACATTCAAAATATTCCTCCACTACATCATGTGTTGCTTTTTCATTCGGAGTCATAAGTTTGTGTGAGTTTCAACACAGTTATTTAATCACACACGCACAAAAAAAGGAGCCCGAAGGCTCCTAAAGATATGAAACTTAGTGATGAATCACATAAGGTTTTCAATCTTAACGCGTCTGTAGTAACGGTTGCTGTTGTCGGTGAGACGACCCAGACCCCGGTTGTAAGGACCGGAAGGACCTTCAGCATAAGGGTTAGCGATAAGACCATAACGGGTCTTGAAGCCGATGTTAGGTTGGAAGGTTTGGCTAGTGACCGAACGAACCATCTGAAGAGGGATGTAAGGACAGTAGAAAAGACCAGCGTCATAGGCGCTAGAACCTTTATAACCAACAACGTAGTAGTGGGTGTCGGAAACGTTAGCTGAGTAAGGGTCGATGTAGACCTTCAACTTGCCGTTGATGGTACCAGCAAACAAGTTACCGGTGTCATCGACATTCAGGTTAGCGTTTAGTGCTGGGGTGTAGTCAAGAACACCTGCCATCGTCAACGCGGAAGCCACGTCAGCGGAACAGATGATCATGTTACCCTTGCCACGACGAGTGAGTTGTGCAATCGCGTTACAATCTCTCTCAATCTGGAAAAGAAGTCCTTTGAACTTCTCAACAGACCAACGACCATTGGAGTCAACGTCCAGGTCGAAAGTACCAGCAGTGTTTACATTGTTCTGAGCACCGGGAAGGGCCGTACGATAAACGGTACGGACGATTTCACGGTTGATTTCCGAAAGGATCTCAGAAGAAAGGATGTTAGCCAATTCGGCTTCAGCATCCAAACCGTGGACAGCACGAAGATCTTGTGCCAATTCCAGTGAATACTGAGCCTTAAGGGCACGACCACGAGCTTCAACAACAGCCTTCTCGATTGAGAAGCCCATCTGACGGAACTCATTACCTGGTTCGCCAAGGCGCTCCATTTGATCCTTCTTCATACCACGCATTTGCTGCAAGGTAGGATCGTAGTTGTTACCACCGGGGTTAGAGGGGTCGGTTACAACACCAGCACCGGAAAGGGTGGAGTCAAGAAGACCGGGGTTACGCTCAGCAGGAGCTTCTCCGGGAACGTAAGGGTGGTTGATCTGCTTGTCAGCAGCATAAGGACCATCGGGGCTCAGACCGGAAGCAGCAGCTTCGGTAGTTCCACCGAAAGGACCGTCGAAAGGAGAATTCCAACCATCACCATCACCGGTTTGACCACCAGTTGCCAGAGGACGGCTGAACTGACCATTAGCATCTTGCTCATAGCCGTTGTAAGCCTGACTACCAGCCTTGAAGGTGTCTCCACCGTTAGCGAAGGTAGGATCAGCTTCGTCGAACAATGCTTCGTTAGGACCATCAGGACCATCATACATCGCACGCATTGCGAAAATCATGCCAGTAGGACCAGACATTGGCTGAACGCCACAGATGTCATAGGCAATAAGGTTAGGCATGGAGCGTCTGATCAAGGAGATCAGAACGGGGTCGAAACCAGCACGGGGGCCAGCATCAGCGTTGAGTCCGTCAGCATTGACAGAACCACCAGTGATACCCTGGTAGCCTTGTGCGTTAACAGAAATCGTAGGGGCTTCGGTCAGGAGACCTGAAGCACTTCCTTCGACAACGGCTTGTTCACGGAGGAACTTTTCTTGGTTCTCAAGAAGTTGAGCGGTGACAGCCTTTCTGTAGGGATCTTTGATCTCAGGAAGATCTTGATGACTCAGAACGGGTGCCCACTTTTCGGTCAAATAATTAGACATTTTGGGGTTTTACCTGTTTTAATAGTTGTTAATAAATCACTTAATGGTTCTGGAAAGGGCTCTGCTGTAAGCAGCCATAGAGCTTGTCATTCCTTCTTCCATTGTTGGTTGCAGAACTTCTGCAGACTCTTCAAGGTACTCAGACTGTTGTTCCGTGGTCTCTTGACCACCAACAAAAGATTCCTTGAGAATCTCAAGTTTCTGTCTGAACGAATTCTCACTTTCAAACTCTACAGATTCAGCAAGACCAGCGAGCTTGTCCTTACCGGTTTCTGGGAGATCCCAGGAAACATCGGCGAGAACAGACTGACGGGTATACCCAGACATCTGTGAGACAAGATTGACGTTAGATTCAATCTGCTCGTTGAGTTTGTCTTCCATGTCATCAAGCTTAGCGACCATCGATTCAAAGATGTCATACTTCTCATCTGGAAGTGTGACATAATGGTCTTCAAACAAACCTCTAAGACCTTGCATGAAGGACTCGGAAAGTTCGTTACGGATGCCGTTTTCGACAACCAATTTGTTTTCTTCCAGCCACTGGCCGGAAGTATAGTTGAGGAATCCCTCTACTTTCTCTGCGATTTCGGTGATTTCATTTTCGAAACGATGAGAAAACTCTTCTTCGAGTCTTTCGACTTCAAGTTGGAGTTTTTGATTCAAGGCACTCTCAAAGATAACCTTTGCACGTGCTTTGAAATCATCCGAAGCGTCGTGGTCACCTGCCAACTCGTCAAGAGCCTGACCAGCAGTCGAATCGACTTCTGCGTGCTCATAAGCTTTGGCAAACTGAGTGCCCTTGGGGGCTGACTTCAGACCATCTTTTCCAGTGGCAATGGAGGTATCAGGACCTTCATTGCTTTGACCTTTATTGCTACCATCGTGTTTGCCAGATCCCCCAGGGAGGACCTCACTTCCGATTTTACCTTCAGGACTGGAACTTACGCTTCCGGGAGCGCCTTTGTAAGCGTCTAGTTTGGTGGAGTTATCCGTAGATCTTTCGTTCTCAGGAGTGGCGCCGCCAAGATCGTTCTTTGACTGACCAGGAACCAGAGATGGAGAAATCGAATCTCCGGCTTCAGCTGATGCAGCTTTCGCATTTACTGCTGTACGGGATTGAGCCATGTTACTTTAACAATTTCAATTATTTAGTCGTTGTTATTTATAAAACCCCTTGACTATGGTTGATTCTTTTACGGAAAATCAACCCATCAAGAGGTCATGGAAGCCTTTAAGGATAGCTTCGTTGAGTCTGTTAGCAGGGGCATTTTGGAGTGCTTCCTTTACCCTCTGAACGTCCTGTTCTTTGAGAAGTCCGTTGTCCCAGACCCACTCTTTTCCTTCCATAATACCTTGAACGAAAGCATCTGGAGCACTGGGATCCGCAACAATGTCAGCAGCAGTCGCCAGCATAAAGTCCTCACCCACATAATTAACTCCGTTACGATTAACAAGAGATCCCATACCACGGGATGAGACACCAAGGGTAACACCATCGTTAAGAAGTGCCCCAGCAATTCTTCCCATAGGTGTTTCCAGGATTTTCGCTTTTCCAATGAAGTTAGAACCCTCTTGTTTCAGGGAAGTAATTTTGTGAGAGACACGGTCAAGGTTGACCGTTGGACCATCGGGGTGACCCAACTCGCCCATAGCTCGGTTCTTTGAGATATACTGTTCGTTATATCTCCCTACCTCTTTAGCAAGAACTTTGCTTTCATAGATACGACCATTCCGGTTCTTGATATCACCTTGGAGGAATGGTCCTTGAATATGAAAAGTTTTCTTTCCATTATTCTCTTCAGTCAAAACCTCAACGGCTTCGATTTCTTCTCTAATCAGTTTCATTGTTGGGTGCCTCTTCGGTTTCTGGGTACTCACTGACTGGTGTGGCTTCCGCATCTGTCATGTCGACAACGGGTGCGAAATAATCGGCAGCTACGTGTGGTTTGATATCAGAGATTGCCTGGTAAGAACGAGATAATAGTTCTGAATTCATAACGTCAGAAGCTTCTGCGTTCTTACCTTGTGCAATCAAATCAATTAGCTCTGCAACTCTTGACATAATAATTAAAAGTGTTTGATTGTTGAGTTATTTAGATATGGTGGTAGTTACATAGGGGCGCCACCCATGGCGCCGCCCATATCTGCTGCGGGATCACCGGAGAGATCCATATCTCCCTCTACACCACCACCACCTTGGAAATCACCAGAAAGTTCTTCTGGTTGTCCGGGCATTTGTCGTTGTCCCCGTTGTAACAATTGGGCGTTAGGGTCTGGAATAATACCAACATTACGCTCATAAGAAATCTGTTGATCGATTTCTTTAATCTCACCATCAGTGTAACCGAGGAGTCTGTTACGAACCTGATATACGGAGAAGTATTTACCGATGTATGGTTCAGCCTGAGCAGCAACTTGCAGTCTATTTTGGAGCATTTCCATCTCCCTAAGTTCCGCAAAGTGATTATCATAGATGAAGTCAAACTGAATATGTTCTTTCATAGAATCATATTCTTTTGGTGAGACAACACCCTTAAGAACCAGTTGAGTTTTCAGAATGTCAGAGAAGAGATATGAGAACTTCTTCCTCATTCTCCCAACAAACTTGGCGAACTTTACCTCATCTCTCATAATATTATCTGACTTACCGAGTTGGAAACCAGAACCGGCATCCTGACGGGAAATAGGAATATTGAGAGAACGATAAAGTTTGTCTTGGAAGTACTTAAGGTCTTCCAACTCACCAAGGTTCTGACCACCAGGTAGTGTAGATACTTCTGTACCACGACCACCTTCTCTTCTAGGAAGCCAATAGTCTTCCAACATAGACATATACTTTTTCTCGTCACGAATCTCACCCGTCGACTGGTCATATGAGACCTTAGTCCTATAACGAGCCATCACATCACGGAGGTAACTCTCTGCCTTTGCTTTGGGTAAGTTACCAACATCAATGTAAAAGAGTCTTCTTTCTGGAGCTCTTGCCATTCTGTAGATAACGATAGCATCTTCCATCCATCTCAGTTGGTTGAGAGACTTCTGTGCCTTATTGAGGTAGGACAAAACCTGTCCACTATTACCATCAACCAGACCGGAGGTTACATAACTAACGGAATCTTTGGCGATCTTAACGGTACCGTTATTTGCCTGTTGTCCCATTCCCCCACGACCCAGGTAATTCAAACCTTTCTTGTTATAGATGAAGAACTCATTGACACGAGCAGGCATCTGATTTGTTCTCTGTCCAACTACTTGAGGTTGTGCTGCACTATATGTCAATGCGGGGTTTTTAAGATTAGGGGGTGGAAGGTCTTTCTTATATTCTCTCACCAACTTGATTTTCATCGAGTCGATATTTCTGATGTCTGTAATACCCCTTTCAGGAGCATTCAGGTCAATTACTTTGTGGTAATATAGTCTTCCGTCAACATAAAAACGACGGAACATCTCGTGACCTTTATTATTAAAGTCTAAGAGGTGAAGAACATACGCAAATTCTTCACGAATAATTGTTTTGATTCTCTCGGAGATATCAAGATTAGAAAGGTCAATGGAAATTGGCGTATCATTTGTATCTGATACGATGGCTTCATTAACGATATCTTCAATGGCACTATCAACTTCGGGGTGCATCGCCATGCAGCGATATTTACGGATCAAGTCTTGATCCTTTTGCATACCTCCATCGAGGTCTACCCCATAACCAGTAAGACCACCAGCGGCGACG